TCAAGTAGCGTTAAAGCCAGACGAGTTTGACCCATGGGAAGCCTATAATGACCCAACATCTGCATCTTATAAATATAGGATGCAAGAAATGCAGCAAACTATTAATAGCGCTGTAACCCAAGCAACTGATGGAATACGTCAACAAACAGGTAGAAGCCAATTGCAATCACAACTAGCAGCCCAAGGGATGTCGGTTGATGAAATTGGTTCTTTTATGGACTTTGCTGATAAACATCCTTCTGAGTATGGTTTAGAGAATGTTATTAAAATGTGGAGAGCTGTATCTCAGGCTCCAGCAGAGAGTCATGGTGAAAACCCTCTTGATAAAGTACGTGATGTACAAAGTCAGCCTCAACCTACAGGTGTTCTTCAAGGAGAACGTCCTAAAGGTCCAAAGTCTGACGAAGATTCAATGTGGGATAGCGTTATGAAAGCTGGTAGCCGTAATAATGTTTTATAAAAACAAATAGGAGATTATAATGGCAAATTATAATAGTGGACAAGTAAAATTCGCTACTCCTGGGTCGCAAACAGGTTTATCATTATCGAATGCATCGAGAAGATTATACGATTTTAGTGATAGAATTGCTGAGTTGGCTCCAGAAGAGTCGCCGTTTTTTATTTACTTGTCAAAAGTAGGGAAAGTTCCAACATCGGATTCGCAATTCCGATTTTTGGAAGATAGAACTAAAATTGCGATTACTGATAGAACGTTTACAACTTCTAGTAACCTTGGTGCAATAGCTGAAGATACTACAGATACAATGACTGTATCTTCTTCTCCATGGCTTATTAAAGGTATGGTTGTTATGGTTTCATCTACTGTCTCAGGAATGGGTGAAGGAACTAATGCAGCAACATGCGTTATTACAGGAGTTAATTCAGCTACTGAAATAGAAGTTCGATGGTTAAGAGAAAATAGTACAAGTGCCGTAAGTATTGATGGTTCTAGTACTGCTGTTAATTGTCAAGTAATTGGAACTGCATATGCTGAGGGTTCAGGAGCTCCAGATGTATGGTCACAAGAGCTAGACCACGATTATGGGTATACTCAAATCTTTAAGACAGCTTGTGAAATGACTAATACTGCTAGAGCAACTGTATATCGAGGCTATTCTGATGAATGGGCAAGATTATGGAATCTTAAATTAAGAGAACATAAAATCGATATTGAAAGAGCAATGTTGTTTGGTCAAAGAGCTTCGGTTGGTGGTGTTCAATATTCCGAAGGAGTTGTTGGTCACATTATCGCTGAAGGTGCAGCGCCAACAACAGATTCAACTCAATTATCTTATTCGGAAGGTAAAGCTTATCATAAATCAATAGCCTCAGGTTCAATGACATATGATAACTTCCTTTCTGATTTAGAAGTTGTTTTTGACCCTGCAAGAGGTGGCTCATCATCTAAGTTAGCTTTATGTAGTCTTCCTGTTATATCTTTGTTTAACAAAATAGGAACATCTTCTTTTGTAGATGATTCTTTTGGAGGAACTGAAGATAATCCAGGACGATATATGTTTGAGCGTTCTAATGGAACATTTGGTCATAAAATCATGAAAATAGAAACAATTCACGGTGATTTATCACTTGTGAAAGAGCCTTTATTTAGAGGTTTATCTTCTACGTTCATGGCTTTAGTTGATTTAGACCATGTGTCTTATCGACCACTTGTTGGTAACGGTGTTAATCGTGACACTTCAATTACAACAAATGTGCAACAAGCAGATGAGGATTTACGAAAAGATATGATTCTTACAGAAGCAGGTCTTGAAATCTCTCTTCCTGAAACACATGCGTTGTTTAACATAGAAGGAGCATAATTATGAGAAGTGATGTATTAAACTCAAGTAGTAATAGTTATGGTGCCGTTCCTAATTATTTAAAAACAACAACTAAAACAGCTGATTTTACAGCAGTCGCAGGACATGTGTATGTTATAACAAAGTTAGATGGTTGCGATGTTACTCTTCCAGTTCCAAAAGTGGGAGATGTTATCAAAATAATATTTGATGGCGCAACATCTAATAGTCATACAGTAACAACAGATGCATCAACTACCTTATATGAAGGTTGGGCTTCATTGTCTGATACTGCAGACCAAACAGCAGCAGCTATGGAAAACTTTGTAGCTGACGAAACTGATGACAGAGTATTGACTTTAAATAGGACAACTACTGGGTTATCAGGTAAAGTTACTTTAGTTGGCGTTGCTAATAATAGATGGTATATAGAAGCAGAACTTCAATCAAATGGAGATGCTTCTACACCATTTGGCTAATCCGAACACATAAGGATTAATAGTTATTGGGAGCTATGGAGTAAGTCGTATAAAGGGCTTGCTCCGAATCCCATAAAGAATTTAAAGGAATAAATGTCAAAGAAAATTAAAAAATATAAACATGGTGGACCTGTTGATGATATACCTGCAATGTTAACTGAAGGTGAATATGTTATCAAAAAGGAAGCTGCTAAAAAACTTGGATATAAAAATTTAGACTATATGAATGAAACGGGAGAGTTACCCATAACTGATGCGAGAAAAAGGAGTAAGAAAAATGCCTAAAGTAGGAGATAAAAACTTTCCATATACACAAGCAGGCAAAGTCGCTGCAAAAGAATATGCTATGGAAACAGGACAGGATATTATACCAACATATGATGCTGGTGGAAGAGTTGAAAGAATACAAGCATATAATGAAGGTGGAAAAGTAGAGAAAGTAATGAGTCGTAAAAAAACTTCTTCTCATTTTCAAGGAACACCTCAAGATGTAGCAGAAAGAATGAATAGAAATTCAGCTTTTAAAAAAGGCATGGAAAAATATTATAATATGACTTTAAATGAACAAGGCGAATTGGTTTCTACATCAGTTAAAAAAAACAAAAAGAAATAATGGCTAGAACACGAACATATTATTGTGATGGTTGTAATAAAACTGTAGAGTTTAGCATGGATGAAAGCCATATATGTAAGTGTGGTCGTGCATTTGGTGCTAATTTTAACAATACAAAAGACCATGTAAATATGCGAACAACTTGGTCAGGACAAACTCAGGTAGAGTTTAGTCAAACAACAATGGACCAAGATATTGCGGAAAGGAATGCTAGATAATGGCTTTTGATACTGAAATACAAGCATTGGCTGGTTCTGCTACTCAAAGCGAAATGGACCAATGGATGACTGATGGGGCAAAGGAAATTATTAATATGTTACCTCCAAAATTAAAAGAAAAATGTATGACAGAAAGTACAATAACTAATTCTCCATCATATTTGTCTGATTTGGATGGTATTGGTGAAATTTTACATGTAACAAGATTGTCTGCTGATTCTGGAGGATATAGAGTTCCGTGTAGAAAAGTTCCTTCAATGTATGGAGAAATGACAGGAGACTCTACTAATATGATGTACTATGCAACTGCTACTGACCCTGCGTATTGGATAACAAGTTCAAATGATGCAGTAATATTAAATGTTAATCCTACACCTACAGCAAATCAAACTGCAATAGTATATCATGTAGGTTATCCATCTATTGACGCTTCAGCAGTATCTACAATAGCAAACTTTCCAGATGAAGCTGAATATTTAGTGGTACTATATGCATCAATTAAAGTATTGCAAAATAAAATGAATGAAATGACTGGAAATAGCGATGTAGCTACAGCATTTACAGCTGTTAATACAGAGCTTGATGAGACTCAAGCAATATGTGATTTGATAAATACTCAAGTTGATTCAGCCGTAAGTGAACTTGGAGAGGCAGCAACACAAGTTGACGCTGGAATAGATACTGCCTTAGCAGCAATAGTAACTGCATCAGGAAGAATTAACACGGCTGTAGCACTTGCAAATGCAGAATTTGATAAAAGTGATGCATTGTTAACTCTTGGGGAAACTGATAGTGAAGGAGACGTAAACACTGCTTTAGCATTGTTAAAAGCAGCTGTGGACCAAGCTGAAACAGCTTGTGATAAATTTGAAAACGCAGATACTGAATCAATATTTGGAGATGAAGACACATTTTTAACAGCAAGCTCTCAATTAGCAGAGGTAAAAGATGCATTGGATAATGTTAAAGCAATGTATGATACAGACCAACAAGATGATGATTCAGGAGGAGCTGCTGAATCGGTTTTATATTGGTTAAACGATGAAGACCCTGAAATGGTTCAAGCAACCATAGCTGCTATGGGAGCAGAAATACAAAGAGCTCAAGCTAATTTAGCTCAATGGAACTCGATAGGCGACATGAGAGTCAAAGAAATAAATGCATGTTTAGCAGAAGCAAATGGATATAGCCAAGAAATTCAAACAAGATTAGCTCAATCGCAATCTAAAATATCAGCATCAAATGCTAGGATTGCAGCAGGAAATGCGTATTTACAAGAAGCTGGAGCTAGCGCTCAAGAGGCTCAATCTTATGCTTCTGAAGTTAATTCTAGGATTTCTCAAGTCGGAGGATATAATCAAGTTGTTTCTGGATATATAAATGCAGCTCAAGGATACGCTAGTGAAATACAAAGTAAAATAGCTATCTCTCAAGGATATATAGCAGAAGCAAGTGCTAGAATGGCAAAAGACGACCAAGATTATAAATGGTATCAAAGTCAACAAGTTAAATTGCAACAAGATTATAATACAGGAATTGGGTTTCTTTTACCACAAGAAGCTTCTCCAAGAAGAGAAGAAAGGGATTAGATAGTGAAAGCAAATGATATTATACAACAAATTGAAAGAATGTTTGGAAGGCAACCTCAAGCGTATATGATTCGATTAATTAATGATGCTTTAATTGATATTTCATCTAAGAAAAAAGAGTATACAGTATCTTCATTGACTACTTTAGAACAATATAAGAGATGGTATACTCTTGATGACCAAGTCATTGATATAGTAAAAGTTGAAATTAAAGATACAGATGATAGATATGTAAGAATACCGAAACTTGCAGATGCACATAATCTATTACGTGAAGATACAGAGTCTTCGGATGACAGTTTAACTTAGGAGTATTATGGCAAATAGAAATTATCCAAATGATTACTTTGCATGGTATAATGATGACAGAAGGCTTGCTGTCTTAGAATTAGACACAACTTCTACTTCAGGTGAAAAAAATAAAGAAAAATATGATTCTTTTCAATCTGAGACCGATGTGTCAAATGGTCTTCGTATTACTTATCATTCTAAATATGAAGCTGTAAGTTCTTCTAATTTAACTTCTGAATTAAGTACTGCAGTAGGAATTGATACTGGTTTGCAAGATTTAATTACATGTTTTGTAAAAGCTAGGCTATATGAAGATATGGGTGATTTGCAAAAAGCTCAATATTATCGAATGATGTATGAAAAAGAACTAAAACAATATCCATCAAGAAAAAGTGGTGTACGTGCATTATCTGTACCAAGAATGTAAGGAAAATTAAATGGCATATAATTCAACAACATGGTCCCCTGAGACTTTAACAAAGGCTAGTGAAACTACTTCACAAGAGTTAAATAATGCTACGTTAAGCGGAACATTAACAGTAAGTGGAGCAACTCAATTAAATTCAACATTAACAATAGGTGTTGATGATACAGGATATGATGTTAAATTCTTTGGAGCCACAAGTGGAAGTTTTATGTTATGGGATGAATCTGATGACGCACTAGAATTAACAGATAGTACTCCTATAAAAATTGGTGATGGTGGAGATATGCAAATATATCACAATGGTTCACATTCTTTTATTACAAATTCTACAGGTACTATGAATCTTGCAACTGAAAATAGCGGAATTGCGGTGTCAATAGGTCATACAACATCTGAAACAACAGTCAATGACAATTTAACTGTTACAGGTATATTAGATATTACAGATGTAACGGCTGCAAATAATTATACTGGCGACACAGGTGCATTGAGATGTGAAGGTGGTGGTTCTATTGCTAAAAACCTTTATGTTGGAACAGATTTCCATGTTGATGGAATAGCTTATTTAGATGATACGGATATTGACGGTACTTTAGTAGTAGATGGCTCAAACATATCCTTAGATTCAACAAGTACTTTAAATATAGATAATAGCAATACGTCTAATGGAATTACAATAGGAACAGCTACAAGTGGAGTTCCTATTAGCATTGGTCATACAACATCCGAGACTACGGTTAATGATAATTTGACTGTTACAGGTGATTTGAAGTTATCAAGTAATGTTATCAAGGCATCTGATGGAGGTTCAACAATAACTCTTGATACTCATGACAATATATGGATTGGAAATAATTTAATAGTTGGTGGAAATATTGTTAAAGCTTCTGATGGCGGAAATACTATTACAATGGATACATCTGATAATGTAACTATTGGAAATAATTTAAAAGTTGGAGGAAATGTTATACAAGCATCAGATGGTGGAAATACTATTACAATGGACACCTCTGACAATGTAACAATTGCTGGTGATTTAACTGTGACTGGCGGAGATATTGATTTATCAGGTGAAGCATCTCAAATTACTTTAATTGATAATGCAACTGGCGCCCTTCAAATAGGTTCGGATGGGGCTCTTGATTTATTTAAACTCAATACTAGTGATGGTGGGCCAACAATACAAATAAATTCTGCTAAGGGTCAGCTTTATGCAAATCTTCCCACTTTAAAACTAACGGAGACAGCTGTTGTTACTGGAGATGCTAATGATGCATCTCCTGCTAGTATTACACTTGATGCTAATTATATGGGTTCGCATACAGTAACAAGACATAATTATATGGTTTTAGAAAATCCAAATTTAACTAACACAACACTTACAAATGCTTGTGTATTTAGTTTTGATGCTAATGCAGGGACTCATAAGGCTATAGATAGTGGAAGTGCGCATCCTGATATAGATACCACAGATGCTTGGATGAAAATTAATATTAATGGTACGGTATATTACATTCCATGTTATACGGATAAATCTTAATTGTAGGAGAATAAATGAGCAAAAAAGTAAAAGAGGTAAAAGAGGAAAAAAAAGAAATAACTATTGATGATGCAATTGAAAATATAAAAAAGAAATTACAAAATTATCAAATAATGACAATTAAAGCAGAAGGAGCTCTTGAGGTTCTTTTGCAATTAAAAGGGGATAAAGAGAATGGGTAAAGACACACTTATAACAGTTGCTCAAGGAACAGGTGGTGTAGCATTAAGCTTTTGGGAGGTTCTTCCTGATATGCTAAGACTTGGAATATTGGTAGCTACATTTTTACATATAATAATAAAAATTGTAAACGATTATAACAAATAATACACTCACGGTCTCGTCAAGACCTTAAAGTATAACTCTTGAAAGGAGAATAAACATGGCAAAACCATTACATACATTTACAGTCGCAGAAGCAGGAAATCTACAAGTATATAGTGATTATAACTATGAACAAATAGATATAAGTGGAGATAGTTTAGATACATCTCCTGCTAGTGCAACATACATTACAGAAGCAAATCCAGCTAAAAAAGTAGTTATATACGATGGAGATGGAACTGTAGAAGATGCAGATACATTTACAATTGCTTTAAATGGAAACACTGATACTCAAAAGAAAATAGTAATTGAAGGCAGAAATCTTCCATTTACTATAGAAGGATTGGTCATGAGAGCTTTAACTGTTTCTCTTCCAGATGGAGACACAACTGCTAGCGATACTGTAGATATATTATCATTTCATTAAGGAGCTATAATGGCAAACACATTTAGTTCAAGAAAGATTAAACCTTTAAAAAAAAGTGAATTAGATAAAAAAATTGCTCAAGCAAATAAATCGTTAAAGGCTAAGAATAAGAAACTTGATATAAACATTAAAGATAAAGAAAGTGAAATTAAGTCATTAGATAAAGAAACTAAATCTTTAAATAGTGAAGTCAAATCAATTTCAAAAGAAATTTCTAGTAGTAAAAGTTTATTATCCAAAGAAAAACTCAAATTATATGATATGTCCAAAAATATTAAAGATAGGGAGTCCCATCTTTTAACTCTTAAGAATGAAGAAAGTTCCATTAATAATAATGTGGAAAAACTTAATAAAGAGGCTTTAAAGTTAAATGATGATATTGCTTATCTTGAAACTAAAAAGAAAAAAGCGGATGATTTAATTGCGGATGTTGATTATTTTCAAAAACAAAAAGATATAAAGGAAAATGAGTTGAATGAGATTGAAAGAAAATATAGGGCTATTAAAGAAGATATATCCAATCAAGAATTATATTTTAAAAATAAATCAATTGAATATAACAAGCGAATTGCAGAAATGTCAGATGAAGCTCAAGAAGTATCTGCAAAAATTAAAGTAATTCAAAGAGATGCGGATATAGAAAAGGATAAATATAATAATGCTTGTGCTAAATTAAAAGAAATGAAAGAAGATAAGTCTCTTGAATTAAAATCTGTTGAGTCTTTGGTTGGTAAAAAAGAAGATGAATATATCATGTGGGAGCGAAAGCTTGAAAAGATTAAAGAGTCTTATGAGTCTGAGCAAGAAAGAATATCTAAAATAAAAGGTAACTTTGAAAAATGGAAAGTTAATTCATTGGAGGAGGTTGCAAGAATGAAGCTTAAAAATAAAATGGAAAAGATTGACAAAGCTGGGTTAAAGGAAATTTTAAATGGCTGATGTAGGGAACGGCGTTTCAAGAGTTATAATGGATACTGATGGCGAACAGGCTACAGTTACTAATAATAAGCTTGATGTAAATGCAACATTAGTTGCTGGTGCATCCATTGATATTGGTGATGTTGAAGTTAAAGGCCATTCAAGTATTCAAAGTTATAGAAACAGAGCAGTTGGAACAAGTGCTGAAATTATAAATGGTGGTTCATCTTCAGGTGGAAGCGGAAATGCTGGGGATTCAATTCCATGTAAACATATAGATATTATGGCAGATATAGATAATACAGGTATTATACATGTTGGAGGAAGCGATTTAACTGCAGAGAATGGAATAGCTTTATATCCTGGGGATACATATAGCGTAGACATTGATGATGCAAATAAAATTTATGTTTTAGCAAGCGTAGATGCAGAAGATGTTGCATTCGTGGTATATAACTAATGGCTAATAGAGTAACAAGAAATCACCGTAGAGATGGTATCCAATTTGGAGCAAATGGATATTTATCTTTAGCTGATAATGAAATTGATGTATCGAGTGGCGATTTAACTTTAGATGTAGAAGGAGATATAAAATTAGACGCCAATGGAAATTCGATATATTTTGCCGATGGTGCTCAGACTGCTGGATTCGTAGCTATGACGTCAGGTGCAGCTACACGTTTAAGACTTTATGAAATGGGTGGAGATTCAGATACTGATTATCTTAATATTGATGTAAAGGAACATGGTGAAACAGATATAAAAACGTCTGACGTAGCTGGTACAGCTGCTCATATATTAATTCAGCCTGATGGAGATTTGACATTAGACCCAGCATCTCAAAAAATAATTATTAATGCTACAGATAAACTTTATCTTGATGGTGGAACCGATACTTATATATATGAAGATGCAGATGATGATTTGAGAATCGTAGTGGGTAATGTTGGTATAATGACGCTTTATCAAACTGCTGCTGTTGGCGAGAATTATGTATCTATCACTAATTCTAATTTAAGAATACCATCTACACATAAATTGCATTTTGACGGCGGTGGAGATACTTTTATACAAGAAGTTTCAGCAGATAATCTTAAGTTTGTTGTTGGTGATGACACTGTTCTTGAGCTTACTGAAGCAGGCAATTCAGGCAATCTTGTTAATATGGGCACAAGTGGTGCAGGCTTTACACAGCATGAACCAACATATGATGCTGCTGATACACAAGTATATTTTGCAAAGCTTGGTAATAAAGCATTTTTAACATTTGGAGCTGGCGACATAGGTAATATGCTTATATATTTTCCTAATGCATCTTGTAATTGCACATTGGTTATTAAGCAAGATGGAACAGGGAGTAGGACAGTTACTTCTTGGAAAGCACATGACCAAGCTGCAGGAAATGCAACTAATGTTCAATGGGCAGGTGGCTCTGCTCCTACATTATCAACAGGAGCAAATGCAATAGATATAATAAGTTTTTATTGGGATAATGATAATCATACAGCTTATGGGGTAGCAAGTTTAAATTTTAGTTAATGGCATTTAAAGATAACATATTAACTTTTGAAGATACAAAGATAACTGATACATCATCAGATATTGAAGTAATGATGGATTGGGAAGCGCCGATAATGGAAAAGAGCGCAGAGTTTATATGCCATAATAAAGGAGATATATTAGAAATAGGTTTTGGTATGGGAATATGTGCTGATTATATACAAGCACAAGGAGTTAATTCTCATACTATTATTGAAATACATCCACAGATATTAGAAAGATTAAATACTTGGGCATCAGACAAATCAAATGTTACTATTATTGAAGGAGATTGGAGTTCAGTATCTTTATCTAATACTTATGATGGTATATTTCTTGATACGTTTGGTGATGATAGTTTAAATAAATTTAAAACTTTTGCATTAGCAAAAATTAAATCAGGTGGAAAAATAACATATTGGAACAATAATGAAGCAGAGTACAATCCCTATTCATTTGATTCTATTGATTATGAAAAGGTTTCAGTATCTCCATCGGAGAATATGTATACAAATATTGCATCTGATTATTATATGCCAAAGGTGGAAATTTAATGGCTATCATATATGCAGGTACAAATGATAGTTGGAGAAGAATAACTACTGCTTCATCTTGGTCTGATGCTAGAGGAGATGTGTCAAGTTCAGCAGGAGCTGGTACTACTTCGGGCAGTTATTATAATTTTGCTCTATATAATAGATATTTTGGAGGTAGGGGAGGAAATAATTATTATTGCTCAAGAGTTTTTCTTGAGTTTGATTTATCAGGAGAGTCAGGAACTGCGTCATCAGTTGATTTGAAAATTTACAGTGATAATCTCGGGACTAATGCTACAAATGAAAAGACAGTTTATGCAGTTCAAGCAACAGCATTGGCAGACAGCAATGATGATTTTGGGAATGTATTTTCAAGTGGAACAACTTTAGGTACATTGTTAGGGAGTGCAGAAATTTCAACTACTTTAGGATATCATACTATAACACTTAATACAGCAGGAGTAAGTGCTGTAAATAGTGCAATAGGAAGTGGGTCATTAATTATTGGAGTTATGGGATATTATGATTATAATAATTCTACACCATCTTTGGGTGGGAATTATGTTCAGCAGCAAGTATATTTTTCTAATTACACAGGAACAAGTAGAGACCCGAAATTGGATATAACTTATGCAACGGCAACAGCAGAAGATAATGCAACATTTTTTGGGACAAATTTTTAAAGGAGCTTTTTGAAATGGGAAGAAAAAAGAAAGGCGTTGTAAAACGTGCTATTATCACACCTGATAAACATTTTCCATTAGCTGACATAGCAGCTATAAATTGTGTTAAAAGGGCTATTGAAATTGTGAAACCTGATATATATGTTGATTTAGGTGATGTTGGAGAATGGCACGGAAGTTCTCATTGGCAATGGAAAAAGAAAAAACGACCTCCTTTAGAATATCAGTTACCCTTTATTGAAGATGATATTGTTGAAGTAAATAAAGGAATGGATATGATTGATGAATCTCTTGATAAGGCAAATTGTAAAGAGAGATATATCACAGAAGGAAATCACGATGATTGGATGAATAGATTTGTTGAAGAACATCCATATTTAGAAAGGTATAGGTTTGATAAATGCGTAAAGCTAAAGGAAAGAGGATACAAGTATTACCCCATGGGCAAGTATCTAAAAATTGGAAAGTTAGTAATGTATCATGGACATCACTTTGCTGGTATACAACACACACGCAATCATCTGATGAGGTTAGGATGCAATGTTATGTACGGACATCATCATGATATTCAACAAAGTTCAGTCACTCATATTGATGGGCAAAAATCAGCTTGGAGTTTGGGTTGCCTTAAAGATATGTCAGCTGAACAAAACTCATGGCTTGGTGGTAGAAAGCATAATTGGAGCCATGCATTTGCCATTGTTGATTTCTTTAATGGCGGGTTATTTACTGTCCATGTTATACAAATTATAAATGGAATGACCTCATTATGGGGTGAAGTTATAGATGGGAATAAATGAATCCTATAGAGATAATAGAAAAGTTTGGGATACCTGTAGCGGTAGCTATGGCATTTGGTTTTTTTATATGGAAACAAAATCAATATATCCAAAAGGATTTAACTAAAGATATACATGAAAAGTTTAACAGATTAGAAGGAATTATTGTAAAATTGATAGACCAACAAAAGAAAATGCAAATTGAACAAAGAGGAATTGTTAAGTCTTATCAAACATTAATTGATATTATTACTAAATTATTTAAATGGGATAACAAATGATACAAGCAGTTATTATACAAAAAGTGGTAAAGCTAATTGCAAGTCAATTTAAGCTTGATAAAATACTTGATTATGTTGAAAACCCTAATGAATTAGATGAAGAAATACAGCATCTTAGAGCTAGAGTAGAGTCCCTAGAAAAGATGGCTCATCCTTCAAGAGATTTTGTTATATGTGATGATTGTAAATGCAAGGTTGTAGTTGCTGAGCATATTGAAGAAAGAAGAAAATAAAATAAAGGAGAAGTAATGAATATTGATTTAGGAAAAGCAATCTTTGATGCTTTATTTAATGATGAAAATAGAGATAAAATGATTGATGAGCTTAATAAAGTTGTTAATATACCGATAATTGGAGAAGAGATGGAAAGAAAAATTATCTCAAATCTATTTGAATGTATGGAAACTATATTAAAAAAAATCATGGTTAAAGAAGGATAATAATGCCTAAAAAGCAATTACTTATAGATAAATTTGAAGGTGGGTTAAACACAGATTTTGACCCAAGAGATATTGCAGATAATGAATTTAGCGCATTAAAAGGCTTTAGTGTTGATTCTTTAGGAGTAATAAAGATGATGGGTTCTCATGGAAATCATGCTACGATTACTGCTGTTGCTAGCAATCTTGCTCCAGGTTATGGTTTGTTTCCATTTTCATCAGATTATGATGATGCAGGGGAGCCAATACCTACAAATTATTTAGCATTCACAGAAGGTACATATGTTAAGATATGGGATGGCGGAGCATCTCCTGCTTTTGATGGTATGGTAAATGTTGCTTCTGGAGGATTCGACTTAGGTGAATCGGAGAATGCAAGAGAAGATGTTCATGCTTCTTTTTATGCTCCAGATGGAAATTTAAGAGTTTGTGATGGGAATTTTACCAATTATACAAACAAACCTAAGCGATTAGGGTTTCTTAAAAAAGTAAAATATGGAGAAGGAAGCGACTCTGATTATCCAACAACTTTAGCTGAAGTTGAAGTTGGTAACGGAGCTTCTGTTGGAGGAACCACTCAAGATGGATGGATTGTTAATGATGCTATGGTTGAAACAGGAGTGCCTTCCGCAAACCTTAAAATGATTAGCAGAGGAGACCATTGTAAAGGAATTATTGAAATAAGCTCAGGAGGAAGTGGTGCAGGAGGGGCAAATGCTATTAATGATATAACTGCCAATACTGGTACTGGTAGTCCTGGCACAGTAGTAATTTCAAATTCTGATTTGGATTTTGGAAGCCTAAATACTAATAACGGATACTATAATGGACTTACATGTTCTATGTGGGGCTCTGCTGGAATTGCTAAATACGGAGTTGTTGTCGATTATGTGTATAATTCGGGAGCTACAACAGGTACGTTTAAAATATGGTCAAGTCCAACAGGTGATACTGATTTTTATACTCAAGGAGCAAGAGATGATAGTGGAAATTGGGGATTTCAAGTAGGTCAAGACGATTCTTCTATGTGGAATGCTGATTTAAATGGACATGCAAGAAATAGACAAGTAATATCAGCTGATTATGGAGTTACATTATTGTTTAATGAAGGCACCACTTTAACAGGTGGATGGATGCCATCTTCTGATACAAAATATAAGTTTTATCATTCAACAACATTTGACGGAAATCAAGAATCTCTTCCATCCGTTTTTACAATGTACCCTAGAAAAGCAGCAGCAACAGAAGTTGCGCATGAGGCTGTTACTGAAATGTATTTTGCTAATGGAAATCTTTCACTAAGCGCATCTTCTCCTTCAGGTGGAGCTGTGGGCGTTGCAGCCCCAGAGATACCTGTTACATTTAATTTGATTGTAAGGATGAGAAGTGAAAATGACCCTTATGGTGCTGGTAACTTTACAATAGGCTCTACAAGCTTTGATGAAGAAGACCAGAATACTGTTGATGCTCATGGAGAATATAATTTTCTAGGAGGCAATCAAAGAGTTACAGGGGGACATATTTGGTGGGCATCAAGTGAAGATGGATATAAAAATTTATGGCTATTGTCGGAATATGACCTTGAAAAAGGAGCTAAACTATTTGGTGGAAGCGGTGGAGAGGGTATTGGGGCTTATTCTCCGTGGACATCATGGGTATATCCTGTTGCTACTAACCCTATCACTATGCCAACATGGTTTAAGGATGGCGTAGGATTAGTTACGAATCCTCCTAAACTCGAAACATATGAGCATTTATTTGGATATGCTCATGATACAAGGTTAAATGCTAAATGGAAGACATCAACCTTCGCAAATGGACGTGCATATATAGGCAATATTTTAAGACAATATAAATCTACATTTAATGGTGGAGGAGCATTCCCAACTAATGCAGGCGAAGACGATTTGGCAATTAAAAGACAAGGAGCTATTGTAGGTTCTCCTGTTGGAAGATATGATATTTTTCCTGAAGACCCTAATTATGAATTTATTTCAAGCCCTGGAGATGGGGATAAAATTGTTAAACTTGAGGCATTTTCTGATAGATTAATTTGTTTTTATTCAAATAAACTTGAGATTTACAATATAGAAAAAACACTTGAACAGCTTGAAATAGAAATAAAAAATATGGGGCTTGATGGAGAGAACCCGTGTCAAGCATGTTTAACTGATGCTGGTGTTGCATGGATTAATTCATACGGTGTTCATTTTTTCAATGGAGAAAAAGTCTCAACAATTAGTGATAAGATAAGAAATCAATGGATTGGCGAAGATGGATATACAGCATTTTGGAAATCAAATTCAAATGATGTGCCTGCTATTGCATATGACCCAAGAGCACAAAAATTGTTAGTTGTTAAAACTATAAGTTCTAGTGGGACAGATAATGAACATGTGCTTCAATTTAGTTTTAAAACAAATTCATGGACATACAAAGAAGAGGCATTAACAAACGATTCTAATAAAAGGTTTACAATATATAAAGGTGATTTAATATTTGATGATGCAACACGAATCCAGACTTGGAGCGATACCGCTGCTGCGGGAACTGGCTCAGGAGGCAATTTAATATATACAAAAGATATTGATTTTGGCTCTCCTGGGATAGATAAAAAGATTTATAAAGTATATGTAACATATCAATCTAATAATACTACAACAAATGTGCAGGTCAAATATGGGGTTAATGGGGACACTACGCCAACGGAAACATTTAGTGATGGTACTAATTTTTCATCTAATGAATTAGATGCAGCAGACGGATGGAAAGTAGCTGAATTAAAGCCAGCAACATCAGCTACGGCTAATAATATTAAATCATTTAGGCTTGCATTTACATGTGACAACACTGTTCCAGCAGAATTTGAAATTAATGATATAACAATAATCTATAGAATGAAAGGTATCAAGTAATGCAAAGGAGTCTTAAAGATAAAATTAGACAATTACGCAGTACAAAATCATATGCCCCTAAGATTGTTAAAAGAGAGCCTTTGCAATCAGAAGGTCATGAAGGGGATATTGCGCTAGGTATGACTGCGACAGGAATGAGGATGTATGCTAAGATTGGAAATAAATGGCATACATTTACATCTGATGACCAAGCTATAACTGGAATTACAGAGCAAATAGAAGCTTCAGAAACAACAGAATATGTAGTTACAAACTTCAATTCTTTAAGAAGTTTTGATTGCGATGCTGCTGATAATTGGCTAAAGGTCTCAAGACTATCAGATGTAGTTGCAACATTAATAAAAGATTTAACAAGATTGGGATTTTTAAAATCCAAAATTTCGCAGTAAATTTGAAAGGAGAAAAACATGTCAGAAAAGATTAAACAAAGAATAAAAAAGCTTAGCCATTTATCAGATATGCTTAGCGGGCAAAAAGTTGCAAGTGAGCAATTAGGGGAAGATTTGGCGCAAGAGAGGAAAGATGAGCAAAGCTTGCAATCGTGGTTGCCATGGGCAAAAGAGCTTGCATCATATGCTATAGGAGCAGCGCTTGCTCCTCTTACAGGAGGTACTAGTCTTTTACTCTCAGGGCTTATTAAAAGTGGTACTGCATTTGCAACTGATACTATGGGAGATTGGTTAGCAAGAGATGTTATGGGTCTAGGAGGACAAATGAGTGACATCGGACCTGTGAATAAATGGGGAAAGCAAGCTAGAGACAAAATGATGAAGCAGGTGGGCGGATTTAGAGGAAGCATAACTGATGCTCTTACAGGTTCGCTTTTAAAAGGATATACAAGCGCAGCCCTTGACTCAGATGTGGCAAATAAATTCAAATCTAATATAGCGTCAAAATATTTAAAAAGTGATGCAGTCCCTGATTTTCTAAAAGTATCCATGTTGCAAGACACTGGAGAGGATAGTATTACAAATAAGCTTATCGAATCAGGATATATGGAGACAATTGACCCTACCAAGTTAACTCCAGAAGCTCAGAGATTGGGTTCAGGGGATACGTTAAGGAAACTCTTAAACCAAGGACAAGGAACGAGGAAAGTATACTAATGAAATTTATAACAGGACTATTAGATAATATAAAAAGTAAAGGAAGGTACGGAGATACCGAACTAAGAATTGTCAATAATGAAGTGTCTCATGTAAATGAAGATGAGGCTAATTTAATTGATACTTATGGATTGCTAGGTGAGGTTGTTACACAGGGAATAGGTGCTGGAACTATTAATCCTAATACTGGATTACGGGAATATCATGAAGGTAGTTGGAGAACAGGCTTTGTAGCACATCCATATCATCATCCAAATTGGTGGGTGGGAGAAAACTCTCTTGTTTCAGATGCTGAGGACGTAATTGAGGATATTAAAGATTATACTGTGATTAACGTAGTAGAACCTCTTGAAGACTTTGCTGAAGACTATTGGGAAGACCCTGTTGACACTGTGAAAGACACTGTGTCAAACTGGTTTGATGGAGATGGGGGTTATTATGATGGTGGCACTGATGACGGTGGTGCTAGGGGATTAAGTCCTCAAGAAAAGTTTCAACAGTTCCATACAGGTCACGATTTAAATACTTTAACTATTGAAGGTAAAGAAATAGATTATTCAAGGTCTAAATTGGCGGAATTTATTAATCCTGAGACAAATCAATTAAAAGACCCTGGAGGGCTTGTAAGATATATAAGAACTATGAATCCTACTTTAGCAAGAGATGTTCCAGGACTTGATGATGAAGAATTGATACAATGGTTTCAGAGAATGGCTCCAAATTTCTTTGAATCAATGGGTGAGGTTCAAGATGTTAGAAAGCAATTTACATCAGATGCGTCAGGGTTAATAGAAAAGGCTGGCGCCAAAAGAATGCAGATGGATTTTTCTGAAGGCTTAAGCGGAATTACAAGATTTGGAGATACAAATAGAAAAATAGGCGAAGGGCTTTATAAAGATATACGTTCACTCGAAGCCAAGAAAGATAAAGATATTGAAACGCTTTATGATGAAGACCTTGCAGAGGGAGCAGACTTTATATATGGATTAACACTTCCTGACTCACCATATTATACGAAGCCATTAACCCCTGAAGAATTTAAACAGAGAGATTGGGGTGGTGGAACTGGTGATGGGGGTTTTAGATATTAAATCAAATAAGTTTATAGGAAGAAAGAGGTGTTTATATGGGTGTATATGAAGATGCATTAGCAATAGCAAGAAGGGATTCTTCTTCATTGTCTTCAAAAGATGTAAATAGAGAGCTTAAAATCATGAGCTTTATTGAAAATATTTTAGGTCAAGAAGGAAGACAGAGTAAATTAAAAATGGACAACCTTAGAGACCAAGGCTATATTCAAAATCAATTTACAAATACAGTTTCTAGGTTCATGTCTGCTTATACAAATCCTGATGGAACAATATCAAATGAAAACATTGGTAATGTAAGAAATCAAATTGAAAAATTGCAATTTCAATATGAAAAACAATTTCCAAATTCCATTGAGCTTATTGGTATGCAATCTGAAGGATTCAATGCTAAGTTAAATCAAGCTGAAAACTCTAATATTAAATATGAAAATATGAACTTTCAATTAAATAATCTTATGGGAGAAGGAGAGGGAAGTTTAACTTCATTGCTTGGTAAATATGGTAACCTAACAAGTGAAGATGTAATAAATAATAGAGAGGAACTTATTAATGAACTTTCTACTGTTACTAAGAATGTAGGAGATTTTAAGAAAACATTTGATAGTAATAATTTTAATTCAAGAATAGGTTCAAGCACATTAACTGATAATATGACTAAATCTGCGGTTATAGTTAAGTCTTTACAGCAACAATTGCTTGACATTGATAGTGCAAGTCCTAATAAAATTTTAACAAAGAGCGAACGTATAGCTTTTGAGCAGTATCTTGAGAATGATAGTATTGAGCTATTGAACGACATAAATAAAGACAATGAGGAGAATATTAAAAACAAGAAAAAACAATCGTTTGAGGCTATTGAAAATAATCTTAGCTTGATAAATGAGGCTAACAATATATTAAATCTTGCAAAAAATAAAGAGTATATGGCTTCAAACCCAAACATGACTCTAGTAAAGATAGGTAAAAATGGAAGTGAAGTAGATTCTGGTCGAACCGCTAATGAATGGATACAGATTAAAAATAATGCTAAGAATGACCTTATAGTAGGTAAGTATGATGAAAAATTAAGGAATTTATATTCAAGTGGAATGGGATATTTAGACTTATATTCAGATAGACCTTTAGCTTCAATCATAGAAAGCAATGAAGATTTGCATGATGTTTTTAATTATAAAACTAATAAGCTTCCTATGAATAAAAGAATAAATACTGGGCCACCTAAATCTAATATTGAACCAGAGGTTGGTAGCCTAAGATATAAGGAATCTCAAAAAACTACACAAGTTAAAAAAGAAGACGGTAAATCTAATCAAAATGATGCAAAAAGATTAGCTGAAATAGATGAGTATATGGCTCAAGAAATAGAAACGTCTTCGGGAAAAAGAAGAAGAATCAATGCTCCTCAAGATTCATCAGGAAAATATATAGACCCTTCAATAGAAAAAGCATTTAATGAAGGAGCAGAACTTAGAAAAAAACAAGCAAATAGTCACTTGAATCATATTAATACATATTTGCAAATTAAAGATGGTTCGAAGCTTACCAATAATAAAAAAGTACAAGAATTTGCTAAAGAAATCCAAAAAGAAACAGGATGGAGAATGGGTAGTGTTTCAAGAGCTATTGGAAAACTTCGACAAATATCAAAACTTGTTGATGAGCTTAACTCTATTAAAAAAGAAACTAATTTCAGAGGCAGCCCTGAAGCAATTCGAAATAAAGAAAAGCAAATACAAAATGCAAAATCTGATTATTTAAATTGGGCACAAACTGGATATATATTTCCTGCAAAAAAACCTTTTAATGAAACAGTAAAAACATTAACTAAGGATGAGTTGTTAAGGTATTCTAATCGTGACTATGCTGGACCTCCAAGTTATAAAAAAATAGCAGATAACGAGCTTCGAAAAAGAGGAGTTGGGATTCCATTTAAAGAAACTCTTAGGCGATAAGGAAATAATGTTTAATGGCTAACAAGACATATAAATATACAAGCGATGAATTTATAAATTATTTAAGAAATGATGACCCTGTCTTTCAAAATTCTTTCCATCAAAATTTACCTGATGAAGAATTGTATAGACTTGGAATGAGAACATATAGCAATTATGCTGACCAAGTTGAGCCGTTAACTCCTATTGAAAAACCTGATGTAGATGTGTCTCCTGGTTGGTTTGACTCTATTCCTAGATACGGTATAGATGAGAACTCTCCTGATTTTATGAAGTCTGCTTATGCAAATTCTTTACAAGGGATGCTTGACCTTTATGAAGATGGTAGATTACCTTTTGAATATGAAGAGTATGATTTAAATATTTTAGAACAACTTGGTGCTGGTATTATGGGACTAGCTATGCCATTAGATGCACTTACCATGTTTGGCGGTGGTGGAGTTGTTGGTGCAGGAATCAAAAAAGCAGCAACAAAAACATTAGGTCAAAAAGCATTCCAAAAAGAAATATCCGATAAAGCTTTTAAAAAGAAAGCTCTTGAAGCATTGACAAGTAAAGGTCTTGACCAAACAAGAGCAGCAGACATATTTAATAGAATGGTAGGAAGTGGTTCACAGTTTGCTGTGTATGAAGGTGCTAAAGGTGGAGTTGGAGCAGCTTTAAATGGAGAAGATGTAAAACAAGGAGTGTTTCATGGAGTTGTTCATGGTGGTACTTTAGGTGGCGTATTAGGACTTACAGGCGGAGTTCTTGGTAACTTTTATAAAGAACTATCGGCAGCAAAAAATATAAAGGCAGGAACGTTATTTCCTAAGACTCCTGGATTAACAGGTGGTGCAAAAGCAGCTGAAACAAGAACCATAAATGCAGCAACTAACACAAATAAATATGTTAATTGGAGCGATGATGCAATTGAAACATGGATGAAAAGAACGGGTCCTGGTTCTCAATTCTCAGCAGAAGTAGGAGTTCTTACGGGAGCTGCTCAATTGGATAGATACAAGCAAGGTGAGGAGCTTACTTGGGGCAACTTGTTTAATGATGCATTTTTCAATATAGGTTTCGTGGGTACGATGAAGGCTGGTACAAAAGCAGTTGAATCAAGCATGAAAGCATATAGAGGATGGAGAGATACTCTTACTCCTGAAGAAGCACGTGCAAAAGAAACATTTGAACGTTATGAAAAAGCTAGTGAAGAAGTATCAAAATCGGTGAATGTTGAAGACGCAACAACTCCTCAAGGCAAAGCTATTGCTGATGCTATTAAAAAAATGCCAATTGAAGAACTTAAAGCTAACGATTATCAAATATTAAGAGATAAAAAAATTGCGATAGATGAAGCGATAAATAAGACTAAAGTATTTGAAGAGCTTATTAAAGATACTGAAAAAATGGGTACATCAGAATTATCTAGGTGGAAAGATAAGATGGGAGAGGTTGCTGAAGTACTTAATGGTGCCGAATTAGCATTGGATGAAGTTGCAAAGTCTGGAAAACCTATATTTGCTAAAGAAGAAATTAGTCAAATGAGGTCCGATATACAAAATTATCGTAAAGCATTAAACAATCAATTGCTTAGAAAAACAGATATTAAAGCGGAAGATGCTAAGGCTGAGCAGCTTGAAATGACAAGCCTTATTAACTTTATAAAAACTGAAGGTGTAAAACAAGGTGGTAAAGGTTATAAGCCTACTATCGTAGAAGAGGGAGTGACAAGAGAGGTTCCATTAAAGAATCTTGGAGAATTAAATTTAGAGCAATTGCAATCAATAGAGTCAAGCCTTGTGCAAGCAGGTACTAAAAGAGTACAGGTTGTTAAAGAAGGGCAAGTACCTTATGAAAACATTAAACTTGATGTGGAAAGTAAAGGTTTATTAAATAAAGATATTAAATCTGCTTTGCCTGTTGCCGAAAAAAATATAATAATTGAATCTAAGTTAGGAGAGGTAAATAAAGATATATTATCTTATTCTGCAGATAAACTTAAGACATTACGAGGAACTTCAAAAGATGCTACTACTCAAGCAAAGAATTTATTAGAGTTTTCTGAAAACAATATCAATTACAAAGTAAGCGATATAAGAAATTTAAATGAAGTTCAACAAAAAAGTTTAATAGCAGATTATATTAATGATTATTTTGGTTTTAATATAATCAATAAAAAAACAGGACAAGCTTTAAAAGAATCGCAAATATTAAAATATTTTAAAAATGATAATGCTAAAACTAAACATGCAATGAGAGAAGTTACTAGGGTAATTAACTTGCTAAAAGAACACTTTCATCAAGAAGGTGGAATCAAAGATGTAATAGGATTTGATTTGATGAAACCTCAGGGTAAATTATTAAAAGGATGGCAGCCATCAAGAATTGCCCAAAGAGAGCTCACTATTACTGGCGGTACAGAAGGACTAGGAAAATTAACTCAATGGGTTAAAAATAACTTCAAAGATTATACATCTGAATTTGGAGGTGTTTATAAAAAAGGCAATACTTCTTTAATGATGGAAATGGCAACCAAAGGAAAGATGAGGCCAGGAGAAATACCAAGTGCAACAGTAAAAGATATTGATGTGCGAGCAGGGACTATTGAAGTTAAAGCTCCTGGAAAAACTGGAAGAACAGTAGCTATTGGCACAGCTCTTGCTAAAAAATTGCAAACACATGCAAAGAAAAATAAACTAAAACTAAATGAGCAGCTTTTTGTAAAAGATGTAAAGCAACTTAATGAAGTATTAAAGCAAGTATATGCACAAGCTCCTAAAAAATTAATACCTATCATAAAAGATTTATATACAGGAAAGCTTGTCCCTTATGATGCAAGTTTAAAAATGCCTACAGTTAAAGTTGGAAAATTGACACTTGGAGGAAGCCCTTACACAAGTAGGATTCAAGAATCGTCTATATTTAGAAGATTATTTGGAGATGGAGGTGTAGACCTTGGGCATGCTGAGGGAAGAGGTCAAGCACAAGCAAGAGCTAGCTATAAAAAAGCAGGAGATGCTCCGCCTAAATCTCCATTTGGAAAAGATATTGAACCTACTACACCACCTACTAAAGGTCCAAGAAGAGATGCTATTGAAACTATAGAACAGGCAAAAGATAGACATTTAGAGATAGCTTATAAAACTAAAAACAAAAAAACAAAAGATGTTCAAGAAAAAATTGCGGTTGAAAAAGATATAATATTAAAAGCCTTGTCTGAGGGTGAAGGTGCAAAGTTTTTTGAAAGTGAAGCATTAGAAATATTATCTCGACACAAGCAGACACACATTGATGCATTGAAAGATAAAAACTTAGATGCAAAGAGTGTTGAGTTCCATAAAAATTGGGTTAAAAGTTATGGGGATGTAGCAAAGACTATATCAAAAGGATTCGCAGGAAAAGATAAGGTTAGACTTTTCAATAGTGAGACTCGACAAAGGATGACGATTGATAATGCTAAAAAGATAGCATATGCAGCTAGAGATTACCATATAAAGCAAACAGGTATGTGGAAAAAAGGAATGTCTAAATCTGAAAAGTCAAAGATTGAATCTAAACTTATTGAAGAAAGTGTAGTAGATGCAAAAAAATATAATCTAAAGAAAATATCTGAATTAAACTTAGAGCAAGTTAAAGAACTTGTTGATGGAATAAATGCACGAGAAGCGGTTAAGCCTGAGTCAAAGTTTGCGATTAGGGAGGCTAAGTTTTTTAAAGAAATGTCTGATAAGTATAAGGACTTATCACGTGATGATATAGCTTTAATGTTAAGAGACTTAGGGGTTAAAGACGGAGCTGTAAAAAATATTAGAAATATTGAAACATTTGATACTGTTGAAGCAATAATTCATTCAACAAAAGAGCAAATGCCTAAATTGGATACATTCACAACTGGTGCTATGGAGCTTGTAAATAATCCTGAGGTAAGAATGCCACGATTTAGAACAACTTCATCAATTTGGCATGGATTTGCTCCACTTCTTATTAGGCATAAAAAAACAGAAGCTATAGGTGGTATGCTTATTGATGCAGAGGTTGTTAATGCTAGACATAAAAAACTAGCTACAGAAACAATTGAGTCTGTAATGCCTAAAGTAAAAGAAGCTGGGTTTAAACATAATGAAGCATATATGTTTATGTTTATAGATAAAAAAATGTATACAGGAGAGAATGCAAAATTTCTATCTCCAAGAGAAAAGAAATTTATAGACATGATGAACGATAAGAAGCCTAATCCTATCAATACTGCGGTGGCTGAAATAAATAGCATGTATAAGAGATATTGGGAAAAGGCTAAAGAGGTTGTTATAAGCTCTGATTGGGCATCCAAGATGAAGCAAGAAGATTATATCAACTACCTCAACCAGAAACATCTTGAAAACTATTATACAAGAAGGGTTAATCCTAAAGTGCTCGATGCATTGCAAGATAGAAAAGGTAATGTTTGGATGGGAATATTCAACAAGAATCTTGATGCAGAAATAGCAAAGATGAAAAGAAAGACTGATAAAAAAGGTAAGTTTATTGAAACTCAAGATGCATTCAAATTGAGAAAAGCAGAAAAAAGGAAAGATGATAATCTTAGAAAAAAAATAGAAAAAGATATGGATAGATTTTTCTTTTCAGCAGGAACTCGTGTTGATTTTAGTTTTATGAAAAATAGAAAGTTTGACTTACCAAGAAAAATTGAAATTGAAGTTAAGGACAGAGATGGCAATGTAAAAGGAATGAAAGAGGTTAACTCTTACATAGAAAAATTTGATGCTATTGTTGGGTATTATGGTGTTGGAATGTCAAAGCTTTTAACAATGTTAGAATATTTCCCTGAGTTTACAACTGTAGGTCAAAAATTTGGAGGAGGACAATTAAGCACAAATATGTTTAAGCTCATGGAAGGTAAAAATAGTGAGCTTGGGGTCAATGCAGAATGGGCTAATTTTATTAAGATGGGATTAGAGAATTACTTAGGCTTAGGTGGGCAAAGAGGAAATGTTCCGCTTAAAAGAAATCTAGGTATTATATCATCAACAAGTGCTGCTATTGGCTTATCATCTCCTACATCAGGTCTTAAAAACTTAGCAATTGGTATACCTCGTTCAATTGGTCATTTTGGATATGCAAATACATTGAAAGCTTTATATAGATTTGCTACAAACAATGAAGATTTGATGAGAAGAGATTTGAACTGGGTAAAAGATTATGGTTCAAAACAATTAGTATTAGAAGCTCAAGAAACTGCATTTGAAAGACTTCCATTTATAGGACATAAGCTTACGATGGATAATCTTTTCACATTTAATGCAATGACAAAAACAGAGGGTATAAATCGTATTGTTTCATCATATGCTGGGAATATGGCTTTTGAGCAAATGAATGCAGCTTATCATGGACGAGGTAAAACAGGTATGTTAATGATGGGCGGTAAGAAAGAGATACTAAGAACATATAAAGATGTATGGAAATTGAGCGAAAAAGAAATCAAGTATATAACTGAAACTCCCTATGAAAATCTTAACACTAAAAATAAAAAGCTTATGGATTTTATAACTCTTAAGGTTCAAGCTTATTCACATATAGCTACTCAAGGTTCTACATCTGCCGCTCTTTTACCTAAATGGATGTCAAACGATTATGCCAGACCTTTAACTTTATTCCAAAGAATGGCATGGTCAACAACTAATGATATTGCAACTAATTACTTAAAGCCTTTAAGGAACTTTCAAAATCCTATGCCAATATTAAGAGCTACACTTGCTCATGGATTAACAGGAGCAGCATTGTATAAGTTTTATGAAAAAATTATGGGTTATGAAGTTCCTGAGCAATTACGAGACAATACTGATATAAGAAAATGGTTGCCTTACTTATGGCGTTCTGAGTTTTTTGGATTGTTTGGCGAGTTCTTTAACCCTCACTCATCACATTTATATGATAAAAATAAAGGGTTTTTAGATTTATTTGGAAGTGATGCAACTCAGTCCAGAGGATTATTAGAACCTGTTATTATAAGAAATGCAGCAGTGCTTTTAGAGAATGGTTCTGAAATATTAAAAGCTGTGGCACCTTTTGACTTTGGAGGTAAGCAAACCAAACTTGCAAGACAAGCAGTTAAAGACCTTACAACACAATCTATAGTAGTAACAGGACAATTATCAAGAATATATGACAACTATCGCTCATCTGATTTAAAGTCTCATAGAAAATTAAAGCATGTATCAAGAGAATTTATGAAGCTAAAAGGCAAAACATTCCCAAGAGCTATGATTCAAAACTTCAGAGCACCTTATTATAGAGATTTGAAAGATAGTTTTTGGCATAAGAACGAACAAGAATGGGCAAGGACATATTGGAATGCATATAATTATATAGTAACAGAATATCAAAATGAAGGATACCACCCCCATGCTGCTCATAAGAAAGCAAAGACAACTATAAAACAATCTTTATCTTATATGAATCCTGTTAAGCAATTCTCAGAAGACTCTAAGGGTAGAGTTATATCAAAAAAAGCAGAATACTTAAATTTCTTAAAAAAGAATGCACCTGATAAGTATAAAGAAGCTCTTAGGTTAGAAAAAGAATTTGAATTTAGAATGAGGAAAATAGAGAGCATTGTTGGTAAGTATCAAAAAAGATATTCTGTTTTTCCTATGGGTCCAAAGGCTAAATATACAGGTAAATACTTCGGTATATATTAATCTTTAAACACCTTGTTAATTGGTATTAGAACCATCTGACTTGCATCATCATCTCCGCCCATTACAAGCCTAGCATCACCGCTTTCATGCAATTCTTTTATACGTGCCTTAAGCTGTTTAACAGGCATTACAAACCCACCTTTAATAGTGTTCTTAATTGACAATAATTGTATCCAAGTACGTGCATCCGTTGTTGATATGCCTGATAGTTTACCACGACACCTCACCTCGATTGCAATATTGCCTGTATTAGCCCATATATCACGTTCTGTCTTAACTTCTATCCGTCCATCACCTTCAAAGACTTGTTCTACGTATTTTTCACCTACTTTGCCGAAGTCTAAATCGACATCAAATTTATTATTTATGTAATCTTCGCTGAGTGGCATCCATCTACCCCTTTCTAAAATGTCGCATGGCCCAAGTATTTTAATTACTTGTTTTAAGAATGTCTTCTGCATATCTAGCTATTAATATTGAATCAGCAGTTATTAGTGTCACTCTTTTGA